GCTGAACTCCGCGGGCCCTTTGTCTTGCTGTTCATTAACCCATGGGGTGTCAAACCCATGAGGCAACAAACTAACAATATTCGGATGAAATATTTAAATAAACTATCTCTAGTTACTCAAATATTCTTTTCCAAAAAGGGCTATGATAACTCTTTCAGGACAAAGACATTCCTAAAACTTCTCTCTAACTGAGAGAAGGTATCTGGGATAAAATACATGACTAAGAGGGTTAAATCTCTTAGGTGTATCTACCTCAGATACTTAGGAGGTAATCCCTTCGAATCTTACCCCTGAATAGGGTTAAATTCAAAAGGATTACCCAAATGTCTTTGGTTCTTGGATCTAGTGAGTAATGAACCCGATGTAATCAGGTTCAATCTCACTCTGTTATCATCAACGAGAGCTATAAGCTACGTTGATGATCCAGATCTTAGTCCAATCACTACTCCCTCGAGAGCCCAGATCACATCTGGAATGATTAATTTCATCCCAGAATTCTGATCACAGGTTCTCAAAGGAGAATCTTTTCCCGATTCGCACTTCACTGACTTTCATCCAAGTACTAAGAGTGGCCCTAATGGACCAGCTCTTGGTAATTGTTTGATCGATCTCGAAATGCTTCCTGAAACTCTGACACAAAGTATCAAAGTTTTAGGAGGTCCTGTTCTTCAGGACAGAATCGATTGCCTGCTTACCACTGGTCTATTACCACTGGCAATATCCGGTCTCTCACCCCATAAAAGAGGTAAGAGAATCAGAAAATTGTCAGTAATAAGAGACAAGGAAGGTAAGCAGAGAGTTATCGCCATCTTCGATTATTACTCGCAAACCGCTTTAAGACCAGTGCATGATGCATTGTTCAAAGTCTTATCGACAATGGACAATGATCATACATTTGATCAAGGAGGGTTTACTAGTAATAATAGATTCAAAGATGGTCCGTACTTCTGCGCTGACCTCTCCAATGCCACTGATAGATTCCCTCTCCTTTTACAGAAAGAGATTCTATCACATGTCATTGGTAGAGAGAGAGCAGAAGCATGGGCGGAGATCCTTACTCGCTTACGAGTTTGTAAACCCTGCGGATGACACACTGATTAAATACCAGTGTGGACAACCGATGGGAGCTTACTCCTCGTGAGCGGCATTCACAATAGCTCATCACTTTATATTGAGATATATCCTATCATTCTTTCCTCAGAAAGAGATGAAAGGGATATATAGCATATTAGGTGATGATATTGTGATGTATGATAAGGACGTTTTCCAGATGTATTGCCGCCCTTATGGGGCAGCTAGGAGTTGAAATATCCCAGGAGAAAACACTAGTGTCTACTGACACGTGTGAATTCGCCAAAAGATATTTCCATAAAGGCAAGGAGGTTTCTCCGTTCCCTTTACGCAGGTTTTAACACCTGTATTCCTAAAGTACATCTGATTACTCCTTTCCTTCTTGATTTAAGAAGGAAAGGATTCGTGATAGTTTCCATTCCCGCGACTCTAAAGAGGCTGTATAGTCTTCTTTACTCAAATGACGGCAAAGCCGAGCATTTAAGCAAGAAGGCTAGACTATTCCTTCTTGTAACAGGGATGTTACAAGGGAAGATATCCGAAAGTGAAGGGACCAGAGCGGTCCAATCACTCTTTGGATTGCCTCTTTCCGGATGTTCTACTAAACTAAACTGTTTATCAGTTACAGTTCAGCAGATCATCTGGGATGGTATGGAAGGGTTAGATAAAAGAGAGGGAAGGCTTTTGGCCTCCCTCGCTGAAACTCTAACCCATCCAGACACACCAGAGAAGGCCGGAGAAGCATACTGATCGAATCCTGTGTGTCTTCCGATAATCGATGTTTATTCAAAGATTACCGAAAGATACAGTCAACATCTCGAGGAGCAAAAGGAATTTGATCCTTTTGACAAACCTTGAGATATTGAACTCAGAAGTCTTGACCTTCCTGACACTGACACCATATTTAGTGCCAGAGCTAGCCACACGATTTCCAGAATGGGAATGAACTTGTCAAACAAGTTCATTAACAATCTGAAAGCCGTTGCGGCTAAACAGGACATGTTATGTCTCCCTGGGGAAAGACCCATTAAGAGAAAGAAGACTATGAGAGTGAGTTTCTCAACTCTATATTCTTCTTAATCTTAGTGGGCATCCCCACCCTTGCATCGAAGTCCCCGAAAGGGGCGGGATGATGCAAGATGCACGAGCGCCT